CACGTATCTGGATCTGACGCCCCGCGCTCCCGCTGCCGCGGAGCCGGACGCGGGAGATCCCGCAGAAGAACCTGCGGAAATGCCCGAAGAAGCGCCCGTGGAGACGGCGGAAGTCCAGCAGGTGCTGCGCAAAGTCGCAGGCATCAACAAGGCGCGGGTCTCCAATGGTGGGATCTACGTCTATACCCGCGATTTCAATGCCGCCCACACCACCGGAACGGTGGAGTCCGGCGTGGATGTAGTCTGCGCCGTGGTTGAAGGACGGCTGGCCATCGGGCAGACGATGAAGCTGCGGGTGGAGCGCGTGACGGAAACGTCCGCCGCCACCCACGTGGAGGAAGGACAGGTTGTGCTGTCCGCCAATGTGCAGTCCGGCGTCTATTATACATCCGCGCTGAAAGGGCTGACCGTGGGGCAGGAGATCACCCTGACCTGCACCTCTGCCGAACCGGTGTGGAATGAAGTGGAATATGCGGTGGGTGCGCTGTACTCTCTGGTGGAGAACGGGGCTGTGGTGTCCTCTCTGCCCGCCGGCGCCAATCCCCGCACTGCCGTCGGCCAGAAAAAGGACGGCACCCTGATCTTCTACACCATCGATGGACGGCAGGCCGATCACTCCATCGGCGCCTCCATGACGCAGGTGGCGCAGCGGCTTGTTGAGCTGGGCTGCGTGACGGCGCTGTGCCTGGACGGCGGCGGCTCCACCACCCTTGCCGTGACCCAGCCGGACGCCCAGACGGCAACGCTGCTCAATCTGCCATCCGGCGGAAGCGAGCGAGCGGTTTCCAATCAGATTTTTCTGGTGGCGGACGCCACGCCCACCGGACGGATCGGCTCGTTTCACATGAGTGCGGAAAACAGATTTGTGCTGGCCGGCGGCCGGGTAGAGGTTCGGGCAACGGCCATCGACACCAACTATATCCCCATGCCGGACGCCCAGTATGACCTGTGGAGCAGTGCCGGCGCGCTGGAAGGGAACATACTGACCACACCGGAGGAGGGCGGAGATATTATCGTCACCGCCGAAAGCGAGGGCAGACAGGGGATCACCACCGTCTATGCCATCACGAATCCGGACCGGCTGATGATTTGCAGCAGCAGCGGGGAAACGCTGAATGAGCTGAACGTTTCCCCCGGCACCACGATGCAGCTGCGGGGCACTGCCCTCTATGGCAACATTGTGCTGAAAACGAATGCCGAGCAGTTTACATGGTCGGTGACAGGCAACATCGGCACGATCGATGAAGAAGGCGTGTTCCGTGCACATACCCCCGGCACGGGAACGATCACGGTCTCCGCTGCGGGAAAAACGGCGAAAGTCCGGGTCACGGTGTCCGAAATGCCCTTGATGCGCATTGAGGATTTTGAGCAGGAACACACCATTTTTGATGTGGAACAGGACGAAAATGTGTCCGTGTCGCAGACGAAAGCGGAGGCATTTGTCCGCTTGGGTCGCACGGCGGGCGCGCTTACCTACACGCTGACGGAGGATGAAAACCAGACGCTGTCTGCCGTGTTCCGCACCGATGTTCCGTTGAACGGCGCATACAGCGCCGTGAATCTGTGGGTCTATGGCGACGGCTCCGGCAACCTGCTGGAACTGCTGTATCACCACACGGAGGACGGAGAACAGCGCCGGCAGATCACCGTGCTGGACTTTACCGGCTGGCAGTCCTTTGCGGTGGAGCTCTGGAATGCGGATGCCCTGCTGGGCCTTGCGGTCAGCGGCGGACAGGCCGAGGAAGTGTATGAGGACAGCGGGACCCCTGCGGAGGATGCGGCTGTTGAGGAGACCGCTGCTGCAGAGACAGACCCTGCTTCGGAAGAAAATGCTGCCGAGGAAGACGCTGCCGCGGAGGAAGACGCCGCTGCGCAGGAGCCTGCGGCAGAGGAAGTCGCCCCGGAGCCTGACGGCACGATCTATATTGACCAGATCGTGTCCGCCTTCTGCGGTGTGATCGATCAGGAAGCGCCCGCCATTCTGCCTGTTTTGGAGAACGGGCAGCTCACGGCGGAGATCAAAGACGCGGTGGACGGCATCCTGCCGGCAGACGCCCTGCGCGCAAGTTATGACGGCGCGGCCCTGGAATTCCAATATGATGCGGAGACCGGTATGCTGACGGCCACGCTGCCGGAGAGCGACGGCGCGGCGCACCGTGTCACGGTGGCGGCGGCTGACGCATCCGGTAATCTGGGTCGTGCCTCGCTGGACATTCCCGCGGGTGAGGACTGGACCTCCCGGTTTACGGATATGCAGGGTCATTGGAGCGAAGCCTATGTGGATTACCTGCATACCGCCGGCATTACCGGCGGCTATGCGGACGGCACCTTCCACCCGGACGAGAAGATCTCCCGTGCCCAGTTTGCGACCATGCTGTTCCGCTATCTGGGACTGGACGCGGAGCAGTATGCGGAGGTAGAGCTGCCCTTTGCGGATATTGACAAGATTCCCGCCTATGCGCTGCCTGCGATCAAGGCGCTGTATACGGAGGGTGTTGTGAACGGAAGTACGGGAACCGACGGATTGCAGTATTTCAATCCCGGCAATACCCTGACCCGGGCACAGGCGGCGGCCATGCTGGGTCGTACCATGGAAAAGGGTTATGCTTCCGTGGAACTGCCCTTCACGGATGCAGCCGCGATCCCGAACTATGCCAGAGGCCACATCCAGACGCTGGCCGCCATCGGTGTGTTCGGCGGCTACGGCGACGGAACGTTCCGTCCCGGCAGCCCCCTCACCCGGGGACAGACGGCCAAGATCCTGTATCATCTGCTGTAAAACGAATAGAAAAACCATCCACGCAAACGCGTGGATGGTTTTTCTTTATGCCCGAAACTCCATGAAGATGCCGCCATGCAGGGTGGAAAAACGCGGCTGTGTGCCGGTCATGGCTCCCACAGGGGTCACCTCTATGGAGAGGTGGGCGGGCTTCAGGCGGGCAAGTGCCCGTTCCAGAGCAGCGGTGTCCTCCGGAACGCGATTGTTTGCGATCACATTCAGGAAAACACGAAAATTGGCGAAATCTTCCGTGATCTCGGCGCTGTCGGCACCGCCCAGCGTAGCCGCCAGCTCTGCCAGATATGCGGGGGTCAGCGTGCGGCCGCCCGCCATGGCGATGCGGATGTCCAGCCGTCGCCTTTCCGCATTGCCGCCGGAGCGATCCTGCAGACCGTAATCTGCCTCCCAGAGGGAGAGCGCGTCCGTGGCGGTGTTGACACACACCTGCGCATTTTTGCTGGCCACGGCGTCCAGAAGAAAGGCCTCACCGGCGGCCACGGAGGAGAGGGTTTCCCCCACGGGGGAAAGGGTTGTTAAAAATTCCGGAAGCTTCATGCGCCTGCCTCCTGCAAGGACAGCGTGCCGCACACCGGCACCGCGTTTTCGGCCAGGATCAGGCTCTGGTCGCCGCCATTGAGAGCGAAGCCGCTCACATCCGCTACGCCCTCACAGTCCAGCAAAAGGCGCAGAGCCTTGGAGTAGCTGACCGTGGTGGTGCGCAGTGCCAGGTCACGGCAGAAGCTTGTCAAAGCGGCGGTAAATGCGGCGCAGACGGCTTCGATCTCGGCACCGTCCATCAGTCTGACCGCGGCGGAAACGTTCAGCGCCGTTTCTTCGGCGGCAAGGACGCGCGCATCGGCGCCGATGGGGCGCTCTCGATCCACCGCGGCCTGCGCTGCGGCAAGAACTGCGGCAGAGGGCGCTTTTCCGTCCGAAGCCACCGCCACAATGTCCACGGTACCGTTTCCTCTGGCCAGAGGGAACACTTTCACGCGCAGGAGATCGGGGCTTTCCAGACACCAGGCCTCGTAGTGGTCGATGTTGCCGGAGGCGGGGATGCCGGCCAGCTTTTCCAGTGTGCGGGCGCGCAGATCCTCGTCGCTTTCGTTTTCGCGGCGCACAACGCCGCGGTCTGCGCAGACGGCGGTCAGCCAGTCGCCGATGGCGGTGGAAACGAAAGCGCGGCGTTCCAGTCCGTCAATGTCCATGCTCCACAGCTGTGCCATGCCGTCGGCACAGGCACGGAGCACGTCGCCGGCAAAGGTGCCCTCCCGTGTGCTGCCGGGGCCGGCATAGGCGTCCAGCAGCAGCGTCAACATTTCATCCTTGGTCATCCGATGGGAACCTCCAGTTTCTGAATATATTCGTCATAAATGGTGTGTACGGTGAACGACGCCTCCACCAGACTGCCCGTCCTTGAAAAGGAAAAGGTGTCCACGGCGGTGATATAGGGCAGGATCAGCAGGGCATCCCGGATATACTGCTTCAGTCGGCTCTCCAGAATGCCCTGGTCGGTGACGCCGCCCAGCAGATGTTCCAGCTCGTTGCCGTAATCTGCGGACCATGCGGTGCAGCAAAAGCGCCGGCTTTCCGGGTGCAGGGCGCGCCAGACCCATATTTTCACGGCCTCGGTGCCGGTCACGGTGTAAAAGCTGCCGTTTCGCATGGCCAAGGTGCCGGCGTCCCAGTCCACGGCCCATTCGGTAAACGGGGGGAGCGTGCTGTTTGCGGTTTGCGCGGATACAGTCCCCCAGTCCGGAAAGATCATGTGCTTGCCTCCTCGATTTGAAATAAGATCACAAACCCCTCCTCACAGGGCAGCAAGGCCACCTCACAGCCCAGATCCTCCTGCTCGAATGTCGTTCCGTGGGGGCAGAACAGGCCGCGGCTGATCTCCCGGCCCCGTACCTGCAGCGTCAGGGGAGAGAGGGAGGTCAGCGTGCCGAACAAGCCAACGGGGTTTCCGGCGGGCTTTGTTTGCAGGAGATCCAGGAGATCTCCGTAAATCATTCCGTTTGTGCCCATGATTTTGGCTTCCTCGCTTTCTTTGTTTGTGTTTTCCGCACGGAGGCTTGAAAAACGCCCGTGCGAAGCGGTCATTTCCGTATGAATTCCAGCTGCATGGCGGTGGTGTAGATGCCGCCCTCCCAGCGATGCTCCGCGGCGGTGACGGCGTATACGCCGTCCAGCCCCCACTCACTGCGGTGCAGTTCGACGGCACAGCCGCAGCGATAGTTCAGGTTGCCCATCACCGTCACTTCGCCCCGCAGGCTCCGTCCGGTCAGCGCGGCCTTTGCCTGTGCCGCAGGGTCGTCGCCGTTTTGCGGCAGGAAGGTCTGGAACTGTCCGTAGGCAGAGATGTCGTCAGGGCACTCTGCCGCGGCGCGGGCGATGTTCTTCCGATCCACCACGGTGCAGCGGTTGACCATGTGTGCAAGGGATGCCGTGCCGGAGACTTCCAGCACCTGGGAGGGCTGCAGCACATAGACGATGTAGGCATGCTTTGTCACGCACAGGGCATCGTCCCGAATAGAGATCTCAAACTTCTCTCCCACGGTCTGCCGCAGGATGGAAAATGCACTTTCTCCGGAATAAGAGGCGAAAAAGCGCATCCCCGGCCCGGTCTCCACCGTGCCGACGGCAATGCCAAGTTCCTCGGCGACCTGCTCCACGATGTCCGCGCTCTCACCGAAGTATGCGCCCCGCAGCTCGTTGCGGGTGAGGAAGATGCCACGGTCATACGCGGTGAGGATCACGCGTTCCGGCGTGCGTTCCAGCACATGGATGCTGCCCAGAAACGCCTCCTTGCCGTCGTCATCCAGCAGCCGGACGGGATCACCCAACGCGAGGGACAGTTTTTGGATATAGGTATCCGCGGCGGCCAGAAGGATGGTGGCAGTAAGGGTGGCGGCAGCTTCGCTGCGCGCCTTGTGCAGCGTCAGGGACTCCAGCACGGGAAGGATCATCTGCTGTCCGATGTATAGCTTCACAGCACGATCACCTTCCCGATCTGCAACTTGCGGGGATCGGAGACCCCGTTTTTGGCGGCCAGTTCCTGCCAGCGGGTGCCGTCACCGAAGAAACGGCAGGCGATATCCCACAGGGTGTCGCCCTTTTTCACGGTGTAGGTCTGGGGCGTGACGCGCTCGTCCGTTCTGGCAGGTGCGGACTGCACCCCGCCGGACGGCGCTTTGCCGGACTGCGCCCCCACGGACTGCTTTTCCGCAAGAGCCGCCAGAGCGGATTTGAATTTGTACTCCCGCAGGGTGACGGAGATTCCCACATCCGGGTCACCTTCCCGCAGGTACTCCGTCACGTCCTCGATCAAAAAAGCATCGTTGATGTCGCTGCCGGAGAGGATCAGGCGGATGGGATCGCCGGAGTCCTGCCAGCTTTTCAGCATGGAGAGAATCGTCTCCGGGTCGTTCCCGTCGGAAAAGGGCGAGTGGGCGGCGGGGAGAAAGGTGGTCAGCCGCACCTCCCGCAGACCCCGTCCGCCCCAGAGATTCACGGTGCCGCCCATGGCCAGAGAAGCCACGCGGTTTCGGTTGGGGCGGGAAACGGAGATCTCCGCGGGGTTGACGGCAAAGTAAATACGTTCTGCTCCGTTGTTGTGCCAGAGCAAAACGGTTCTGGTGTTCATAACAGTCCTCCTATCTTACAGCGGCCGCATTGCGCAGCCCCGCCAGAATGCGGCGTGCTACCCGTTCTGCCAGCGCGTCTTCGTCGATGGCCTCCCGGGTTGGATACGATGTCCTGACGTCAGCGGCGTCTTTCAGCGCAATTTCTGCGGGTGGCGCAGCAGCTTCGCCCACGAACTGGTCATCGGAAGCGGCGGAGAGCTGTGCGGCTGGGGGGATGACCGGGTGTACCGTCGGCCATTCTGCCGGCGCACTGTGGGCAAATCCCGGCGCTGCAAGCTGCGGGATCTCAATGGAAGATACTGCTGCAGGCTGCCGGAGAATGGAAAGATTTCCCGAAGCGACGTTCTTGGGTGCGGCCCGTGTGGGGTCGACGGCAGGCGAAGCCTCCGGTACGGCAAGGGCTTCGCGGAAAACGGCAGGTGCCTCCGGAGCGGCCGGCGCTTCGTTGGAAACGGCAGGTGCTTCCGATGCGGCAAGGAGGCCCCGGGAAAGGGCGGGCAAGGGGGCGGGAACGGTGAGATCACCGCCCGCCGCATCTTCATCCGCGCCTGCCGGCAGGGATGCTTCTTCTGCCTGTGCGGTGCGCTCCGGGAGAGATTGATCCATCCCGCTCAGTTCCAGGATTGTCCGGACGGCAGATTGCGTTTCATCTTCCGAGAGAAATGCCATGATCTCGTCCGGCTGAAAAAGGCTGCCCGCCTTGCGCAGATCTTCTCCGGCCGCCTGCAGTTCCCTGCAGGCGGCGTAGAGGACGGCGCGCGCGCCACCGGCGCCGCGCAGCAGCGCGGTCAATTCTGCCGGAGGCAGCGCTTCCACGGTCAGAACGCCCAGCGCACCGCATGCGACCTGTGCGCGATTTCCTTTGCGGGAGAGGCGCTCCCGCAGAATATCCGTCAGAGCCATTATTCAGCGGCCTGAATGCGCTCCAGACACTGGAGATCGCTGGGGCGGAAGCGGAAGGGCAGCTTCTGCTGGTTCACCTCGCCCATCTTGTAGCCGATGAAGGGCAGCTCGGTGAATGCCACGCCGGAGATGCTGTAGCGCTCCTCCATGCCGCCGGCGGCGTCGGGATCCTTCAGGGCGGTGGTGATGGTGCAGCGCTTGTCCAGGCCATTTTTGGCCTGCTCCAGAACCTCGAAGAAGCGGCTGTAGACCTGCTTCAGGGTCATGGTACCCTCGCCGGAATAGCCGGTGATCTTGCTGTCGATGTCCATGCCGAACTGCACCTTTTCCCGCTGCACCTTGACGGTGAGGGTCAGCTCGCTCAGTTCGGCAATGCGTGCGCCGTCCACCCAGACCTCGGCGAAGGAGCCGGACAGGGTGCGGTTTGCCTGTAAATTACTCATGATTCGTCATACCTC